AGTTTATTTAATATTCTAGAAAGCAGATCCGAATCAGGCCGAGGTTCCAAATCAGGAAGAGAGAAGTACACTTCCAGAAGAGGAGCAAAAGAAAAAGGCGGGGTTAAGTCTGTAAAGTCTAGAGTTAAAATTTACTCTACAATAAAAAAAGCTCTTGAGCAAGGAAAACCAGGTCATATATTCAGCACTAAAGGTTCTGATAGGATTTATGTAATATCAAGAGCAGGTTGGGGTAAAAAAAGTTCTGGTAAAATTGCTAAAGGTTTTACTAAAGGATCTTCAACTCCTTCTTCAGATTGGAAGAGTGTAAAAGCTCATTCTATTAGAACAGCATTAAAACATGGTTCTGCAAAGAGTTCTCGGTTGATGAAAAGATATGGCCCAGGTGCTGAAAACAAAATAAAAAATTCTAAAAAAGCAATTAGAGGTAAAAAATAATGTTTTTAACCGATACTTTTATTATTGAAAATTTGCAAATTCTAGAGGAGTCTAGAAATTGCGGAACCATGAAAATAGCTGGGATCTTTCAAAGGGCTAATAAACCAAATCAGAATAAAAGAATTTATGAAAAGAAAATTCTTATTCGTGAGATGAATAGGTTAGATGAAGCTATCTCTGAAAGACGGTTAATGGGTGAGTTAGATCACCCTTCTCATGATGCAGTCAAATTAGGAAATGTTTCTCACTTAATTACTAAGTTAGAAATGATTGGTGACGATATGATCGGTGAGGCAGAGATACTAAATACTCCTTGTGGTCAAGTCGCTCAAGCACTAATTAAAGGTGGTGTGAAATTAGGGATTTCTTCTAGAGGTATGGGATCATTAACTGAGCGTGGAGAGTATTCCATGGTCAATGAGGATTTTAAATTAGTAACATTTGATTTAGTCGCTGATCCATCTACAAAAGGAGCCTTTCCCGCTTTAGTGAGCGAGAGCGTTGATTCTAATTTTATTAGCAAAACAATTAAGGAAACTTATGATAAAGCTTTATCGGAAAAGATATTCATAAGAATGCTTGAAAATAAACTATACAAAAAATAAAAATTTTTTACAATATTATTTTTTCTTTTCTAAATACTTTCAGAGCAGGAGTTTATAAATGAAAAACAAAAAAGAACAAACGCTTCCTATAGCTGAATTGCTTCCAGAAGGATTATCTGAAGCTGCAATTACAGCAGTAGCGGAGTTAGTAAATAATGTCATAAATGAGCAAGTTGAAACCCAAATCAAACAACTAGAATCAAAAGTATCTGGTTTTATTCGCTCTAGAGTTGACATGTTAAAAGACCAAGCCTTAAGAGAGCTAGAGGAAGATAATGAGTTCGTAAAGAATGCATCATTGTTTGAATCTATCAAAACTCTTATGGCTATGGAAATTAATAAGGATGATGAAGGAAATGCTATTTCCGAACTCGTTCGAGAGCAAAAAGAGTTTGAAGCAGAGGTTCAAGTCTTAACTGAAGAACTACAAAAGTCTTTTGATGAGAACGAAAAACTAAAAACTTCATTAAATGCTCTTTCACAGAAAGTTGGCAAGCTTGAGGAAGATAAGGCGACATTGTTAGAGGCAGTCGAGTTTTTAGAGGAATCTAATAGTCGTCCATTTAAGTCTTCCGAAACGGCAGTCATCATCGCAGAAGATGTTGACAAAAGAGAAGTTCATAAGCCCGATGCTCAGGCATATAACGAACTTTTAACCCCTGAGGTCATGAAATTCATGCCTCAATGAAATCTTAAGTAAGGATAATCACTATGTTACAAACAAATCAAGAATTATTAACTAAGTGGTCGCCTGTACTTGAGGGAATTACTAACGAGTACACTCGTAAAGTAACTGCTCAACTTCTCGAAAACCAAGCTAAGTCTATTCTAGCTGAAAAGCAGGATCGCGTAGACGAAGCTGATGCCCCAACAACTGTTGGTAAGCTTGGCACTTTCCAGAAGTTCGCATTCCCTCTTGTTCGTCGGGTTTACCCACAGCTTATTGCAAACCAGATCGTAGGTGTTCAGCCTATGGGTGGTCCTGTTTCTCAAATTTTCTACTTGGGTGCTGATCGTGTTGCTGGAGCTTTTAGCCGCGAAGAAACCATTTACAGCAAGTACCGCCTAACTTACGGTGGTAACACAGCAAGCGCAGTCTTTAGTGGTGCTAATGTTGACGCAACTGGCAACAGTGTTTTCTTTAGCTCAATTCTAAACGATGCTTCTGGTTCACCATCAACTACCATGGGTGGTAAAATTGCTTCTTGGCCCGATGCTGATACAATCTTAGGTTACAGCGTTTCAACAGGCGAAGCTCTTAGCGGTAATGAAATTCCTGAGATGAACATGCACATTGAGCAGCAGCCAGTAGTAGCCCGCACTCGCAAGATGCGTGCTCTCTGGACCTTAGAGGCTGCTCAAGATCTAAGAGCATACCACAACCTAGACCTAGAAGGTGAGCTTACCGATCTACTATCAAAAGAACTAACTCTAGAAATTGATCGTGAGCTTATTGAAGACCTTCGTATGATTGCATATGATCCTTCAGGTTTAACTGGTTGGAATCGTGCATCACTAGATATGGGTAACTCAAACAACTTCGGAGGTACTGGTCTAAACGCTAAAGAAGCAACTGGTGGTAACTCTGGTTTTACCCCATCATCTTACCTATACGATTTCGCTAATGCTAATGCATTTAACCCCTCAGGTACTAACAGCAATGTTTACCTAGTTGATCTTTCTGGTAACTTCGTCCAATCAACTAACCCCTTTGCACCTCAGCATGTAGGTCATGTATATGCTAACTTGTTAGCTGCAATTAACTTTGCTTCTAACGACATTTACCGTACTACCTTCCGTGGTCCTGGTAACTGGCTAGTTACATCACCAATCATTGCTTCCATGTTGGAGTCAGCAGCAAAGTTAGAAGGCGGTATGGCTGCGGCTGATCGTCCAACTAACATGACCGCAAACTCAATTGAGTATCGTGGTAAGTTCGCTGGTAAGTACGATCTATATGTTGATCCAATGTACCCAGAGGACGAGATTATGATTGGTTACAGAGGCGCAAGCCCAATGGATTCAGGTTTTGTTTACTGCCCATACATTCCATTGCAGCAGTTACCAACCATTACAGATCCTCAGACCTTCCAACCCAGGAAGGGCATCCTTACCCGTTACGGTAAGGCTGCTGTAACTCCAGAGTCTAGATTCTACAGAATCATTAGACTAGTTGGCGCTACCGCTAACTTCTTGTACCAGCCAGCCTACAAGGCTACTCAGTCTGGTGGAGTTAACAAGGTCGGTGCTTGATCTATAACTAACTTTTAAGTTAATTGAAGAGGTTAGAGAATTAATTCTCTAACCTCTATTTTTTTTTGCCTATATATTAAAAGAGGAGATTATTTATATGAAGTTTATATATAAAGGGGCTCAACCCACTCTAACAGTTTTAAACGGTTCTTTAGTCAGCGTTTCTAAAAATCAAATAGTCGATCTTCCAAAAGCTCCTTCTTCTGATTTTATTTTGTATAAAGACGATAGTGTAGAAGAAAAAGAAGAGGCGGTGAAAGAAGTAAAACAAACTCCTGTTTTAGAGAAAAAAGCAGGGCGTCCTAGAAAAACCAAGGTCTTAGCAGATGGTATTGAAACCGAAACTAGCGGCTTGGGGCAATAGTTTTGCTCCTTATGCTGGGCAGAATATTAATGATGCTACCAAAACTAATGGTGATATTGATTACGAAAAACTAAACAATACCACTTTAGTAGATGGTGTTGAGTATACTCATTTTGATGAAGTAACTAAAGATTTTATTCTCGCTAGACTTGGACATCCTGTAGTTAGAGTAGAGCTAACCCCTTATCAAATAAAAACTTGTATTGATGAGGCAGTAGGGACTATGTATAATCATGCTCCTTTGTTTTCTACTCAATTTGTCACATTTCAAACTACTCAAGGTGTTTCTACTTATGAGTTGCCTTCTTACATTATAAATAACTTAGAATATGTTGTTTATAAAAAAACTCTACTATCTATCCAACAAGAATCAGGCACTTTAGAGTTTGATTTCTTTATTAAATACTTCCAAGACAATTACTTATTTCAAAATTTTGGAGTAGGAGATTTCTATCTTCTTCAACAAAACTTAGAAATGACTAGAAAAGTACTAGGCCAAGAAGGTAGTTTCGATGTTCTTGATGGCAGATATTTACATATTAGCCCAAAACCTGTTACTGATCTTCAAACGGTTATAGTTGTCTATAGAGCTTTAAATTCAAATACGCTACATCCAGCTCACAGAAACTGGATTCAATTATACGCTTTAGCTTGTGCTAAAAGTACTTTAGGCCAAATAAGAGGTAAATATCAAACTGTGCCTTCTCCAGGAGGTGGTGCTAGGCTGAACGGCGAATTATTGACAAAAGAGGGCACAGAAGAGAAAAAAGAACTTCTTAAAAGACTTTTGGAGGAGTTTGAGGAACCTCCTAGATTCTCAGTATACTAATGAAATCTAAAAACTACAAAGTTAATATAACTCCTCCACCGTTACCAGAGTTAGAGGATACAACAGGAGAACTCAGTTTTTTTGATCCTGAAAATCCTGACATAAATTTATTTAACCTTGTAGATGATGAAATGATAAAAATTTCTGGGTCTCAAATTTTATACTATCAGTACTATCAAGGTGGTTCTCAGTTCGATGATGTTTATATGGAATCTAGAAATAAGACTATTTCAAAAGATCCAATATTAATTTACGGGCATTATGAACCTAAGGTCTTAGAAGAGAATCTATCTCAATTTGGTATAGAGATCACTAATGATCAGATTTTTATTTTTAATAAAAGCTACATTAATCAAAAAATAAAAGGGGAGCTGAAAGTTGGTGATGTTCTTCAACCAAAATTTCAAAATCAAAAATATGAAATTATAGAAGTACAAGAAGATAGTTTTGAGATTTATGGAGTATACCATTTAGTTTGTACCGCTAAACTTCTTCGTGACTCTGAGGATGTTCAGGATACACCTCTAACTAATACTTCTGAAAATATAGGAAGAATTGAGAATTTTACTTCTGCGGAGGATGTTTACGATGAGCTTTAATTCTAGATCAAATGTTTATGAAAATATAGGTTCTAGTGATTTTTCTGGAATCTCTAATCCAATGATTTGGCTTAGAAGTAAGGTAATAGAGAAAACCACAAAATCGAGTAAGATTCCATTATTTTATAAAGAAGCTTTAAGATTTTTGATTTCAAAAATGGGCACTTTATCTTATTTAAATGCTGAAGGAAATTTAGTAGATATAAAGTGTATTCATGCTAACCCAGAGAGAGCAATAGCAAAATTAACACAAGAAAACAATATTATACTTCCAATAATTTCTGTAAATCAGAGTTCTACAAATAATGCTGATAAGAGGCGGCGCGGTGCTCCACAGATTATAACAAAAACATTTTGGAGTGAAGAAAAAAAAAGATCATTTCGTATCATTTCTGAAGCTCCAAGAGCAGTAGATATTCAGTACTCAATCAATGTTTGGGCGAAATACAGAGCAGATCTTGATCAAATAGTTGAGCAGATTAGACTTTTGTTTAACCCACATCTGTTAGTTAAAAACTCATACACAGATGTTGCTCACGCA